CACACGCGTTTGTTTTCCGTGACTATGACCGTGGCCGCACGGTTGAGGTGATTGTTCCCGCGAGTGGGTTTACGATTTCACGTTCGGTTTCGGATACGAATACGTACAAATATTCTTTAAATCTTTTAGTCGTAAAAGAACTGGAATCTCGAATCACGGGTCAGCTCGTAAGATCCGGTTTTAATCCCTTTCGAACCATATCCGGTCTTGTAAACGAACTTGAAAATTTAGTAAACCTTCCTCTTCAACTTTCAGGATCTCTATTAGGCGTCGCCTCGGGACTGAAAGTATTTTCTTCGGGAGTGAAACGCCTTTCTACCTCTTGGGAGAGAATGGAGAGCCAGTTTAACGCACAAGGTAAACTTGCTCGTAAAACGTTTGAGAGCGCTAAAGAAGATTTAGGACTCGGACAAAAAAGAAGAGGTTTTCACGCGGAAGAGATTTCTGAAAAGATCGATCAGGCTAATAAAAAGGCGCGATCGGTCGAAGCGGAGTTTAGGCAGAATCTTGACAGCTCCGTAACCGAGTGCCAAGCACTCATTTCTTTAATCTCGCAAGTTTTGATTGCAGTCGATGATTCCGGTTCTATTGAAGCAATGAGTTTACAACCAAATGCGGATTTAAGCGTTTGGATCGACAACGACGTTTACAAACTCGCATTCACCGCAAACGAAATTTTAATAGAAACAAAAGCGGCGCTTAACGTCGCATCGAGCGACAATGAATTTTCGATTCTTGTTCCAGGACCAGGTGCGACTTGGGAAAATATCGCGGGTCAATTTTTAGGGGATTTAAAACTTGGGCAGGCTCTTGCAAAATTCAATAACGTAAGGGACAGTTCTCTTCCTTTAAAGCGTGCAATCCGAATTCCATTCGGAACCCATACAAACGTTTTTACGACCTTACCTGAAGACCCAAGTCCGAGAGACTTAGAAATTGCACTACTTGGTTGTGATATTCGTTTGAACGCAAACCGAGGGATTGAAGTTTCTCCAACCGGAGACTTGGCAATCACCGAAGGAGACGAAACTCTCATTCATGAACTTTTAGACCTTGTAGACATTCCGAAAGGATCACTTTTGCAAGATTTGAATTTAGGAAATCCGATTCCATTAGGAATTCATTCCGATGAGATTGTAAAAAACCAACACATTCAAGATTTCTTAAATCAGTTCAAAAGCAATTCTCGCGTGAAGAGTACAAAATTCTTAGGCGTTATCCAGGAAGCCGATGGTCTTTATTTAAGTTTCAAAGTTGAGTCTGTTTCCGGCGGGAGCCTAATCATTTCCGTATGAGAAATTCTTTCTCAAACGATTCTTTTGAATGGGAAGAAAGGCCGCAGTCTCCGGATTCTAGAAACACACCTCCTATTTTTGCGCGAGTTTTGGAAGTTCTTCCAAGATTTAGAGCCGACGTAATTACGACCCACGGAGAAATTTTTAAAAAAGTTCGAACTCATGGACCGGTTCTTTTTTCTTCCGGTAACGCGCATGGCCGCGCATTTGGTTTAAAAAAAGATGCGTTAGTCCTTTTAGAGTTTATAGGAGGTTCCTACAGAAGTCCCGTTATTTCCCAAGTATTTTCCTTTCCGACAAAAGATCCGGATCTTTCAAATCTTTCATCTTTTTGGGAGAAAATATCTGACTTCAATTTTGAATCCGACATCATCGACTTTCACGAATCAGGTTACGCGATTAGACAAACCACGAATAAACTAGAAGTCTACGATCCGTCTCAAAGAATCGTTTTCGAATTGGATTTCCAAAACGGAAAAGGAAAGTTCCTGCTTCAAAAACTCGAAATTGAATCCGAGGTTGAAATCAAAGGAAAAACAAAGATCACCGGGGATCTAGAAATCCAGGGCGATACAAATCAAACGGGAAAAATCAAAGCGACCGGCAAAATTGAATCTGACGAAGGTCTTGTCTCTTCAGGGAGCGAATACAACGACCACGGACATACCTATAACCCCGGACCCCAAGCACCAACAAAATCGGGTCCGCCGATTTAAAGATTCTCATTCATTCTTCTCGTTGTGCCTGACTTACAATCCACCGACGAAGTTCTTTCGATTTCGAAACGAACGGACATTTCAGTTCCACCGAAACGACTCGCGCTTGAAATCAGGCTTCCGGGTTCTTCAAAGAATCTCTTTTTCCCTGTGGAATACGTTTCAAGTATCCGGTCACACCGGTCTCTTACACCCGGAAGAGGCGGAATCTCTCTAACGATTCCATACAAGGAAGAATATCTTGTACAAGTCGGTGAATCAGACCCTCTTCCACTCACACAAATTAAAGAAGGACAGTCCTTGCGGTTTAAAGATATTTTCCGAGTCCGCAGTATCGTCTTTCTTTTTTATGATAACTCGCCCGCCGGTTCAAAAGAGGTTCGGTTTAAAAAACTTAACGCAGGAAAAGTAAAGAACGCAGGAAGAGAGTATTCACCCGACGGGAAAAGTTTTGTTTCGGTAAATATCTCAGCGATTGAAACTTTACTTTCCGAAACCGACTTTTTTATAGACTTCCAAAGAGGAGAGGGGGAACCGCAATCAAGGACACAGGAATCCTACGCCGGTGTTATCACAAGCGCAGCCAAAGTTTTTTTGCAAGGTCAACTCTCGGACCTTTTAAAAAACTTTTGGGATGAGTTCTTTTGTAAACTTTTGAATGTCTCACGCTACGCTGAGAAACGGATTCTTGCGCCTTCTTCGGAAAACGATCCGGACGTGTTACTCACCTTTCTTCCTCCCAAAAAAGCGTACACAGAACACTTCGTTTATGAAGCCCAAGTCCTTAGTTCTTTTTCAATCGGGCAGTATGTTAGTTTTTGGGAAATCTTAAGATCGTATCTTTGTGAGCCTCTTTACGAACTTTTTGCCGATCCTTTGGAGTCCTTTGAAATCAATGACCACTTCGGAAACGGAGTTGCATTTGGCGAAATCGGTTCTTCACAAGTTGAAGAATACTCGGTCGGGAAGTATGAATCAAAGATAATCTTTCGCCCGACTCCTTTTTACTATCTTTCGAAAAACGGAAAATACCGCGATCTTCGTGCGACTGCTATCGACGCCGGTTATACTTTCTTAATTGATGATTTAAAAAACTTCAAAACCGATGACAACGAAAGTTCCGTCGTATCGGGAGTTCACGTTATCCAAAACACGTTTCAGGCTTTTGGAACTGTTTTGTCCGAACCAAAATACGAAGACAAGATCCGCGCGATTTTTGGACCGAAACTTCTACATGTAAAAATTCCAGGTCTCGTTTTTAAAGAAGAGAATTTAAGTTCAGGTAAGAAAGAGAATTACAAAGGTGAGCTGTCCAAAATCCGCGATATGCTGTTTTCCATTTTTTGCAATTTGGAAGAATTAAAAATTGCAAACGGGTCTTTTGATCTTCCGTTTATTCCGATCCGTCCCGGTATGCCGTTTCAACTATCGACGACTCCAAGAAAAGAGTATCCATTTCCCGAAGATGAGATTTCGACCTTCGGGTATATTACGGACGTTGTGGATGAATTCAGCGAAGGGCAAGTGAAGGCGAATACGCAAGTGTCTTTCAAGTGGAGTCCGTCTGCTTCGAATTACTTAGAGGAGTAGGGCAGAACCCAACAATTTTCGTTTGATATAATTTTAGTAGATTAAAATATAAAAATATATGATATTTACAGTAAATAGTAACCCACTTGGCATCGAGTGGGAACCACAAGTCGGAATTTCCTATGAAAATCAATCGCTTTTTAAACTAAAGCATAATGATTTTGGTGAATTGTTGCTAACTGAAAAAGTGAGAGACAAGATAGAATCATTGCCGACTGAACTGCATTACAAGTATCTTTCAGTGTTGAGAGAGATCCGCTTAAAAGGTAAGAATATATTGATATGTTTAGATAGAGAAAAAAGCTCTTTTATTAAATATCCAAAATATGAATGTGTAATTTTTGAAGAAATACTCAACCATTTTCCAAAAAACATTTCAGAAATACTGCAACGTTCGTTATTGAACCTATATCGAATGAATTCTGGATACGGAAAACCTATATCCGAATTAGGGGAATGCTACGATTTTTTCGCAAAAGATGAATCAGAGCTGGTTTACATTTTAAATGTTTTAAAAAACAAAAATCTTATCGATCACGGATTTAAATTGGGTACAGGAAATCATGTATATACTGGAAGTGGAGTTTTAATCGAAGAAAAAGGTTGGATAGAAATTGAAGAGAGCGAAAAACCAAAGAACTCGAAACAAGTCTTTGTAGCCATGTGGTTCGATCCGAAAATGGATGCCGCTTTTGAAGAAATTCAAAAAGCGTGTAGCGAGTATGATTTTATTGGATTCAAAATCAGTAATAAAGAACATAACAAAGAAATATCCGGTGAAATCCTTTATGAGATTAAACGTAGTCATTTCCTAATCGCCGACGTGACGGGGCAGAGAAATGGGGTATATTTCGAAGCCGGTTACGCTATGGGTTTAGGGATTCCGGTTATTTGGAGTTGTAAAGTGGACGAAATTGAGAAAGTTCATTTCGATACGAGACAGTACAACCATATCGTATGGGAGGATGAAAATGAATTATTCGAAAAATTGAAAAATAGAATCAAAGGAACAATCCTATAGAAGGAACCTTAAAATATAGATCCGATTTATAACTATAAAGATTGCGTTCGGGTAAAAATCCGTTCAAGTTTCTCCGCATTTTCTTAATTTAAGACAGCCAATCACAGCCTAAAATTAAAATGTCTAATCTTTGAATATTATTATTTTCGTTTCGACTTAATGAAGAAAAGTCATTCGTCAATATGTCATACCCCTCTTCTAACATAGGAACTATAATTCCACCGATTTAAATTCTCAGAAAGTTCATTTTTTCTTATCACCCGATATACAAAATCCGGCCAAATTCTTACCGATGTCTCCTGTCAAAGAATCGGTAAGGCTTACACTTCATATCTTGAAAGGTCATAGGTTTCTTGTTGGCCATACTTCTCATCATGACGATGGAACTGTCTGGAAGAAAATGTCTTATACAGGGAAATCTCCCTGGAAACGAATTCGAAATTTAATTTTTCCTAAAAATGGATTATTAATTTCTCCGAAAAAACAAAAGCCAAATCGCACCTTAAATTATCAGCAACCGATAACCAGCCGTTGCTTTTTGATTCGGAATCGAATAAAAACAAATCGCAGCCCTGCCTACAAATACGTTTCGTTAAATTCCGAGATAGTTAATCAAGTTACTCGCTCTATAGTATCGGAGGCAGTAAAAGAAACAAAACGATCTCGGTCTGAAGCAATGCGCGGAAACCAGAACGCGGCCGGCGAACATAAAGTTGAAAATACTCCGAAAATTGAAATACAATCGAATTCACTCGCAAAAATCGTAAAGGAGTTCGATGAGATTCCGTTAGAGATTAAGGATTCGGAGTATCTTGACCGAATCAGAGAATCGCTTTCAAAAAATTTGATTCCTCCACTCATTACTTCGCAAATCAGCGACACTCTCTCTAAAATCCCAGTTAAAGAACCTTTTCTCGTAATAAAGGTTCTTCGTAATTATATTTCAAATTCGCTTTTAACGTACAATTCGAAAATTGAAGCCAAAAGATTTGAGGATTCAAATCCAATTGCGCGTACAGTAATTGCGACGAAGTTTCGAAATTTAGCCGACGGTATGACCTCACAGATTGAGAATAAAGAGAGTCCGGGAATATCGCGACAGAATGTTACAAATCGAAGATCAAATATTGCCTCTTCAATGAGGGAAGATGCCAAGAATTTAAGAGAGGTGCAAGCGGCGTTAAAAGGGATCTCGCACGAGATAGAGGAAGCGATACTACCAGAAAGTTTGAAACATTCGGTCGAAAGCTGATGTAGAGACGCTTTGTAAATTGTTAGATACAATAAGCATCTTGAAGTAACAGGACGAAAGAATACTCGACCTCAAAATATAGACGTTGAATTACGGGGATTTAATTATAATACCTTTTTGATAAGAAAGAGAATATAAAACTCAATGTGTCTAATGGTGTGTATGGTCATAACATACATTGGGCACAAAAGTTAGGCCTTATCTCTAAAAAGACTATAACGCTGCACTCAAATTTCATAAAGACCATCCTACTCGAGAATCAGCAACCAAATCAAACGATGTTAAAGAAATCGAAAGAATTTTTAAGATTAAAGACCTTGTGTATAAAATTGAGAACAATCTATATGCAAAACCGGCGAATTCGAATTCAAAACAAGTTGTAACTATTGAAGGAAAGTCATACGAACTTTTCTTAAAGAATAGAAAAATATATGATACGGGCAATACGGAAAATCTTCGTCTTTTGAAATTAGGATTTAAGACGACTCAAGAAGTTGACTCTGCAACCGAACATATAACGAAATTAATCAAAGAATACGCATATACCGGTGCGCCTTCCGAAAAAGAAATCAAAATTAAAAAAATGGAAACGGAGCTAGTGGGTCGACAAATTCCCGGTTTTTTTCCAACTCCGAAAACGCTTGGTGAACGTATGCTAGAGGACGCAGACATCCAAGCGGGCATGGACATCTTAGAACCCTCGGCCGGGAAAGGTGACCTGTCGGATTTAATTCGAAAAAAACACTCGGAACCGGATACAATAGAACTAAATTACGATCTGAGAGAAATTCTTAAAGAAAAAGGTCATAAGGTTGTCGGGAATGATTTCTTAGATTATACAGGGAAACAATATGATCGAATCATTATGAATCCTCCATTCGAACGTGGGGCCGATATTGACCATGTACGACACGCGTATAGCCTGTTGAAACCCGGCGGAAAACTTATATCAATCATGTCCGAAGGACCATTTTTCAGGTCCGATAACAAATCAAAAAATTTTAGAAATTGGCTCGATGAACTCGGAGGAGAAGCCGAAGAGCTACCACAAGATTCATTTAAGGGATCGGAATCCTTTCGCCAAACCGGAGTCAATACAAGAATTGTAACGATAGAGAAGGATTAAACGTGCCTTCCTTTCTTGGACCTTTTTCGAACGATGAAATACAATCTTCCAATCCAATTAAAAAATTGAACGTTTCGCGGATTGAACTTGATTTTTCAAGTCCTTTAGGAGCATACAATTTAGGGGAAAACCTGCCTATCAATTCTATCGTATTTCTAAATTTGATACGAGTAGAAAGTGTTTTTGACGGAAATTCTACTCTATCAATTGGAAATAACTCTGATCCTAAGTGTTATTTAGATGAGAATTGTATTGATTTAAAAGAGGTTGGGGTATATGAAAATATTTCGCCCGACTTGATAAAATCTCAAACACAAGGCAAGGCGTATTGGAATCCGGGGAGTTCCACTAGGGGCCGTCTTAGTATAGTTTTCGTATATTCAGAATCTTAAAATTATCATGATAAAATCCCGATACAACATTATAGCAAACTTTCGCATTGAAGAAGGAAAGTTGTACAATCTATTTTACATGGGAATTACGATGAAAGGAAAATTCGATAGGTTTGGGCTTACCGTTTACGGAATTCAAGGAATTGTTCCCAAGGTAATAAACCCACTTTTGGGCCTCGATCTATATTCATTTACTGTTTTAGAAAGAAATTACTTTATACACCTTTTCAGATTTCTAAGAGGCGATTTCGCAATTAAGAACTTTATCAAAAAGTAATCTCTAAAAACTAAAAATCCGATAACGATTTGTATTGTATTCCGTCTTTTATGACGGATACCGTTTTCTTACACCCATTTCATATCCTTAAGGCCTCGCCGGAAGAACGTTCCGGTGCGATCAAAATTCTAGTCAAAGCCTCTTCCGAGCGTGAAGACCGACAAGGAGAAATCATTCTCAAATCCGCCTACGCGGATCAGGAAATGCGGGATGCTTTTCTTCAACACGGCTATTTAGACTACAATCATCTTACCGACCACATTGACAAAGAGATTCGAGACTTAAAAAGTTCCGGAAAACTTACGGGTTCTGTTTTAGTTGATCTTCAAAAAGCAAAGACCGAAGCAATCATCGGCTCACCCGAACAAATTGGCTTCAAAGAAGACTTTCCTTCAAACCTTGGAATCAAGGACGATGGACTCTATATCCTTGGAAGGCTTTTTCCAGGGAACAAGTTCGCGGAAGAAATTTGCAAAGGACTTCAAGCTGGTTTCAACGGTTGGGGTGCGTCCGTTTCAGGATTTGCAAGACCTCAAGATTATTCCGGGAAAACAATCCGTAAGATTTTACTAAAAAAATGCGCGATTGCGCCACTCCAGGAAGTAATCAATCCGGATACTGCCGTTCAGCTTTTAAAGGGTGCGGTATTTCTAAAGGATCTTGAAAAGAGTGAAATCCTGCCCACAACTCCTCAAGTCGTCTTTGATGAAGATCGACTCTCTCGAATCGAAAGGCGTCTTGATTTTTTTTCCAAAATCTTTCAATCCGATCCGGATGCACAAGACCGATACGTCGATTTAATTTACTCCGATATTGCCAATCGAATTACAAAAGACGAAGAGATCCGTTCCGCTTGGGTGCGTTCGATTCTTCAAAACGAGTTCTGTGTTGAAGGTCAGGATTTAGAAAACCTTGCGGATATGATTTTTTTAAAGTTGAACGAGGAAAACGAATGCTCAAGGACGCTATAGCGCGACTTAAAAGACGCGTAAATGTAAGCAATGTATTGAAGTCGGGCGATAACGAACCCGACTTGAAAGCTTTAGCTTCAAAAGCCACGACACTACTCGATGCTGGTTCGATAGCTGCGGATACGGATAAAATAAAAGAATGGGCGATTGCGCAAGGAGTAAGTGAAGAATCAGCGACGAATTTCGCATCCGACGTTGTAGACGCATATTTCGACGATACTTCCGACGAAATTCAAAAATCGGAAAATGGTTCCGATGAAGACGAAGAAGAGGAAAAGAAAAAAGAACAATTCAAAAAGAAGGATAAAGAAGATGAACGCGAAGAGATCGAAAAAGCTCAAATTTCATTTATTTTTAACGTTCAAAACGCGTTAGAGGTTTTAAAATCCAATCAGGAAACTCTTGCGGCCGCGATCGAACACTTACTCGATCGTTCCGAAGAAAATACAAAATTCAAAGACGAATTTCTAAAATTAAAATCTGATTTTACAGGACTTTCGAATCGTCCGGCAAACGAAAAGACACCTGTAATGACCGTGCAGAAATCCAATTCAAACACACCCCCTCAAAATTATGTTTCGGTTGAAGACAGAGACAAAGTCGGACAACTTATCATCAAGGGAATGGAATGCGGTCAGTGTTCTTTAGAAGACGTTTCCTATTTTCAGTCCACTTGGAAACTTTCAGACCGTGCTTCTAAATTTGTAAACGAGTTCAGAGAGGTTCAAAAATAATGATCGGTCCGTATTCATTAGATCAACTCCTAGAAATTCAAAAAAGTTTCCAAGCAAACACGGCCCAAAACGGCGCAAGTCCGTTTGTAGATTTCAATTCTTCGGGCGCGACTCTTTCCATGCAGCTTATGGACAAAGTTGAAGTTGCAATTGTTTCAACAGATAGAGACTTTAAATTTCTTAAAGAAGTTCCAAGAAGAACGATTACGCAAACACTCGCCGAATACAATCGCCAGACGTCTCACGGCGGTGCTTGGTATCGAGTTTCGAATATAGGGCAATCCGACGAACCGAGTTTTCGCGACGCTCAAATGGAAAGGCTTTACAACGAAGTAAACTATACCGCGGAAGGTTTTACGTTTAACAAAGTCGTAGACACGGTTCAAAACGCACAAGATCCGGAACTCATACAATCAAACTCAGCACTGCGTAGAGCGATGGAAAACCAAATGAGACGAATTTGGTTCGGACGAAAAAAATTAAATCGAAACGAACAAGACGGTTTCGAAACACAAATCAAAGCTCTTGGAAATGAATATTATTACGATTGTAGAGGATCACTTCCTCCCATTGACCAAATCAAATATTACTCTTCAAAGATCAGAACAAAAGCCTTTGGTCTTGTGAACTATGCAAAAATGCACCCGGCCACAAAGGCACTCTACGATCAAAGTTTCGATCGATTGGGAAGTAACGTTGTACTACAGAACAATAGCCAATCGCCTGGAAATACCACTCTATCAAATATCGTCTATGGAATCGCGGATTCGAACGCGAAAGGAAACGTGATTGCGTTTGACGACGATATATGGATGGACCGCCACGAGTGGGGCGTTCCTATGCGACGCGACCCATCGGGAAATATGGTCGAGGGTGCAACAAGCGACACCGAAGCGCCAACGACTCCAACGGTTTCAATCGATCCGATAAGTAACGTTCCTGGTTCTCAATTCACGGGAAGTTACGTCGGAAATTACAAATACCGCGTTTGTTCGGGAACTCTCAGAGAATTCTCAGGTGCATGTAATGAAATCCAAGTTTCAATTCCAAACGGCGGCGCGGCGGAATTAACAATAACGCCGCAAACCGGTGGTGTACCCGAAACAAGATACGTGATTTTTCGAGAAACAGCACCGGACTCGAATCTGATTTTGTACATGACCGAAGTGAATCGAAATCACCTTGGTGCAAATACGATTATTCAAGATTTGAACGAAAATCTACCCGGAACGACAATCATGGTCGTCGGAGATTTTAACTCAAAATCTTCCAGTGATGCGACCAGAACTCTGGTTCTTTCGGAGCTGCTCCCATACACGAAAACTTTGTTTCCATACGGCGCGGGCGGATCGTTTAGAAGTCGCCATGGAATCGTGGAAGGCTATCACGTCTTACAAAACGTAGCACCTGAAAAGTTTAGAGTTTTCACAAACGTTCCGGTAAGACTCTAAGTTTAATATGATTTTGTGTTTCTGAATTCTTTTGGGGTGCGTAAAAGCACCCTTTTTTTAAATGTCCTCTTACGAATCACTTTACGAAAAAGGCAAGTTTCCAAGAACAAAACAACTCCTTAATAAAATCGCGGTCGCTGCCAAAAGTTCCTGGAGTCATAACGTTCTTTCTGCTAAACCTGCATGGTGGGGCAGGATGGCTATGTCCAATCGTGCCGGTGGAGGAGGGGGAATTTTAATCAAAAAAATTCCGGGAGGATATCAAGTTTCTCATCCAAACCGAGGTAAATACAATTACATGAAAGTTATCGAGAACGGTCGCGGTCGGTATGATATGCGTCCTGCACTTCTTGGCGGAAGTCGAGCGCGGATGGGTCCGCACGGTCCTTATGTTGTTGTTCCGATTTTCAAAAACGAAAACGGCACTCCTGTATCGCCGCAACACAACGAAATCAATTCTGTTCTTATAAAAACCGGAACTTACAAAGAACAGAATGCTCATGGGGATGTTGTTACAAGGAATCGGTACAAATACAGGCAAGACCCTGGAATGACCGGTAAAGGAAACGTTTTTGCACGGGAACAGGTGTACAAAAATGGTCACGTTCAAAGATCTTTTGTAAAGTTCGTAGTCGTCAACCAGTTCAGTCGGGATTTTTTTCAACCTGCAATTCCCGCGCAGAAAGTTTTTAGTGGAGTTAAAGAAGACGTAAAGCGCGCGTTAAAATCGAAACAACTAAAAAGTGCGGTTGCTATGGACACGAAAGATTTGATAAGGGAGCTTTTGTCTAAAAAGAATAGAAAATGATTTAAGAAAAGAAAAAATCCTCTTTTTTAAACTTCGTTTGGGAATCAAAAATTCACCGATTTTTAAAAAAAAATATTAAACTTCGCGAATGGACATTTCACTCCGCAAAGAAGACTTACGACGCCAAGACGGACGCGACAAAGGGGCTGTTCTTTTTACGTATCCCGCACCTCCCGAAGACGCGGTGGTCGATTATTTTAAGAATTGCCTTCCGCTTCTCGGACTTGATGAAAGAAATATCTCGGTTCCCATTGAACACGGTCACCCACTTTACCAGCAGGGTATTTCTACAAAAGGATCAAATACGAAGTTCCCGAAAATTGGAATCGAGTGCGCGACTGAAAAACACACTCAATTTTTAGGTCTGAATGAACATCACTTTCAAAACTCAAATTCCTTTTTGGAATATTTAGAATCGATTGCGGAACTTCCGGAATCAAAAAGGCTTCCGTCGAAAGCATTCTTAGATTCTTTCTCAAGACAAAAACACATTCAGCAGTTTCAATTTACCTGCGAAAGCGACGTCGTTATCACGGGTTTTGTTACCGGAAACGCGGGAAGAACGACAAACCGGTTTCTTTATGATTCGTCACTCGCAGTTACCTTACTTCTTTCAAACGATCTTCCAATTTTGCATCCGGGGATAAGCGTTTTTCTTCCCGAAGATTCTGAACCAAACTTAACAACGACGGATTTCGCAGAACCCTTCTGGGGGTTTGAGATTAGGGTTCGTATCGTTCAAACAAAATCGATTTTTAGAACAAAACCGGCGTTTCTTTTTCCCGATATTAAAAGTTTCGATGTAAGTTTGTCGCGAAGTCGAACAAAGTTTGGCTTCGAGGATCCAAAACTTGGAACAAGAACTGAATTTGAAAGGTAAAGATCCAAAAAATCTTTCAACACAACGAAAAGAAACTCCGGAGGAGTTTCTTTTACGGAAAGAAAAAGTTCTCAGAAGACCGATCACTGCCCGGTTTCGAGAATTTTTCTATCGAGAACTAAACGGAATTTCAAACCGCACTTACGAGCAGGTTTGGGAGTCCGTTTTTGGGCGCGCGTGAAGTTGAATTCCTCGGTCGCGGATACATCCAACCGGGTTCGCGCGGAGCATTTCGCACCAAAACTCAGTCTCCCGGAATTTCTCCCGACTTCACAACGCTGATCCTGATCGGATCTTCCGACAACGGATTCTATACAAACGATACGAGTCTTCCAAACTCGAAACGAATTTTAGAACTTAGCACTGCCGACGAAGCCCGCTCGCTTCTCGGATCAGGCGACTTAGCGGATGCGGTAATCAACGCATTTTCTCCTTCGAAAGATTCCCGGTTTGCGAATGGTCCTCAAACGATCAAAGCGTTAAATGTTTCTAAAAACTTATCCGCATCCGTTTCCATACCTTCCATCACTTCCGGAATTTCGAATACGATCAAAGCGCAAATCCCCGGACCTCGTGGAAATCAAATCCGGTTTCGAATCACAAACAACGGAACCATAATTCAGATCGGGGATAAAGATGGAATCGTAAACTCAGCTCCGATTGAAGCGAATGAGTTTCGAATTTCTTATACCGGAAACGCCGGAGTCGCAAGTCTGACTTTTGACGGAGTAAATTTTAGGGTTATTCTTTCCGGCACACCTGCAACAGACGGAAGTGCGGATTTATCCGTTTTAGTGAAAGATTACGAGACAATTTCGGAACTCGTAGGATTTATCAACTCACGTCCCGGTTATTCCGCGGTATTATTATCCCAACCGGATCGAAAAACAAAAACTCTAGATTTCATTTCATCTTCCGACGCGATTGATATAAAGACAGGTCCATATACGTTACGATCTCTTCTCTATTGGCAGGAGGCGTTTTTTCTTACAAACGGGCTCGCAGAAATTGAAGCGGGAACAGAAAGAAAACCCTGCACGGATATGGCATCTTTTTCATATCTCGCCGGCGGGACTTCTGCGCCTGCAACCGCAACCGACTATCTAAATGCGATTGATACTGTTTTTGATACAGAACTCGTTAAAGGATTCTATGTAAACGTCTGCACGTCTCTCGAAACCGTAAGACTCTATCTTGCGGATAAACTCGCTGTTGGTAATTCTCCCGAAGGTTCCGACGAAAGATTCGGCGGCGCGGGTCTCGACCTCGCTCGAACGATCGATCAAAGAATCGATGATATAAAGGCAACTAATTCGGAATACATGGTTCTCGGGTTCTCTCCCGTCACGAGATACCAGGCCGACCGAGTTACTTTAAAAACATATCCGGGTTGGATGCTCGCGATTTTACACAACGCGATCAAAGCATCCGGAAACGTTCGTGAGACAGCGACTTACAAAGATCTAAACATCGTCGATGCGCCGGAAATTTTAACTAAAACTCAAATTAAAAAAGTTCTCCGCGCCGGTGGTCTTGTCGTTACAAGAAAACCGAACAACGGTCCTTTCAAAATCGAATTCGCAATCACGAGTTACCAAACTGAAAACCTGATTAAAAATCAGGCTTCTACGGTTTGTACCGCACTCGCTTTAGTAAAAGATTTTAGAGAGTGGCTTAACGTAACTTTCACGGGCGAGGTTCCAACCGATCCGAACGCACTTGGAACGAATCTTACAGACGCGGATATACGAACGGCGGTTACACAACGTTTTCGTAATGTATATATTTCTCAATACGGTTGGCTCACCCGGAACATTTATACCGGTGAGGACGCTTTTGATGAAAATTTTGACATACGCCGCGACGGAGACGTTATCTATTTCGCCTTCCCAAACGGTACAATCGTTACCCCGATTAACTTCATGTTTTTCCTCCTGCAATTGGACGTCGTTCGCGGCGTTAGTAGGGGGAACTAACACTTGGCGAAAAGTTCAAGACCGAATCCAAACATCTTAACCGGTAACGACGCGATTGTAAAAATTAACGGCCAAGCGGTTGGTTTTATGAAGTCGCTACGGGTGAATATAAACAACCACGTCGAAAGAATCCAAGCGTTAGGAGTAAGAAAACCAAAAGGACTCAAGTCACTCGACTGGCAAGGAACTGCAAGCGGCGAATTCCATATACTTACGACTTCTCAAGAGGGTGTTGTAAAGATTGATACGTATAGCGATGAACACGCAGACGACTTGTACGATATTCTCGTAATCGACAAAAGATCCGGAAAAAGAATCGGGTTATTAATCGGTGCGGTGAATACCGAAGGATTTAGTCTTGCGAATAACGAGATGTCCGCGCGTGAACTTGAATTTGAGTTAGTGGATTGGGAACCGATGGAAGCGTTTAATTAGACGCGTTTATTCCTCCCACCATTTTTCAGGTAATCCAAGTGTATTGCCTAATGAAACCAATTGGCTTATTGTAAATTTTGGGTCAGGATTGTAATAGTTCATAGAAAAAGGATAAACAAAACCTTTTTCATTTGTCCTTTTCATTCTTACTTTGACCGGTTTATTCCCTTCTATCTTTAATGGCGGATGAGGGTTGACTACGCAAGCAAAATAGCAATAATCTATTTAATTATCTCAGAAAATCTTTTATTAGTTCTCTAAGACC